CTCAAGACGTCTCTCTGGTATTCATTAACCCCTGCAGCACATGCAGCCCGGATCAGCTGCCATGCTGTAACCCCCTCAGTCATCCTAAGTCCATAATGAGCAAGAGCCTGGATAATAGGGCAACCGGGGTACTGGTAAGCCAGAGAGAGCGATTTTGCCCTCAATAAAATTCGAAGTTTCGACGTCCGAGCCTTCGCATACCGTGCTGAAGTCCATCCAAACGTCGTAAGGACACGACGAGGATCTCTCACGTTAATGCAATCGGTTTCGTCAAAAATAATTCCACAAAACGACGCGTTCGAAAGTTGATCATGAACCTCCAATTTGATGATAAGACCAATACTCTCAAAGTCGGCTTTGGACGGCGCAGGCCCCGAAATGACGAAAAGCCCGTCATCTCCCTCTACCACACCATCAACAAAAGTTGAACCGACTTCCTGACACAAAAAGAGCATGAACATCAAATTGGCGAATCCATTTCCGAGTGAGGTACACATTTCCCCGGACATTCGCGTCGCCTGCAATTCGACCCAGAACCATTTGAATTCACAATGGTTCAATCCAGCCAGATCTTCTCGGCAAGTTCTCATAAATTCTTCATGACTGGGAAGGTCGAAGGTCATCCAATCATAGAGCTCAAATTCCACACACTCCATTACCTCCTTCACAAAAAGAGCTTCGAAGGCGGTGTAGTCAGTGGCGAAGTATTTACGGCCCAAGGCATAGAGCTTGTCCTTAATATAGCTCGGGCGCTTGCTTACTGGAACGTGTTTAATGAAAGACGGGTGGGAATAAACCACACTCTCAATAGCCTTAAAGATCGGACCAACTCTGCACTTAAAGACATCAGTGCGAGAGTTGATCCCCCTAGCATGTTTATACTCAGGGTAAGTTTCATCTTTCATGAAGGACTTGCAACGTGCCCACTTAGGATCATGGGGGTCGCGAACTTTATTCCAAACCTGACGAAGTTCCTCCCGCCGCCAAGCAGGATAAGAAGTATTCTCAAGCCACGTTTCGACCGAAATATCTGTAGAACGGTCTAATGGTTTAAAGTTTTTGCGCACAAATTTTCGAACGAACTCCTTCAAGCGCAAAAGTTTGACGGGGTCCGCCCTCGGAGGCTGTACAGCAAAGCGCTTGCACACCCCCGCGGCCATAGTGTAAGGGTCAGCTGGGCACGGCTCTGGTTCAGTGTGGCCTATAAGATGACAACCCATGCTCACTGCAACAGGCGGTCTCTTGTTCAAATCCACTACTTTAATCTGACTGAACCTACACGGTTTAATAACACCGAGGGGAGGAAGAGGTACCTCACCTATCCGATGCCCATAAGCCAACATCCTTGCTTGGGACTGGACGCGGGGTCCGGGCGTAAAGACGGCCCGGGCTCGAGGAGCATAACGGCATGTCGAGAATACTCGTTA